AGCTTTGTCGTTTAAGTAACGGAAGTCAGACTTATAGAAGTCATAAGATCCTCTACGGAAACCAGAGAAGCCTAAGTTTAATGCCATATCTTCAGAGTTATCAAATACACCGTAAGATGTACCGCCTGCTCCGTAAGAATTCATTGAAGCTAACATGTCGTCAATAGCTAAACTAGTAGCACGATTAACAAACATCATGTTTTCTTCAATAGCACCTTGCTTATCAAACTCTGCTAAGATAGCGTCAAACTCAGCTAAATCAGTAGCAGCATTAACACCAGTAACACCAGTAGTAACATTACCTCTATCTTCAATAGCGTGGAATAAACCTTCAGTACCAGCATCGCCTTCTGGAGATAAACCTAAGTCGCCATCAACATTAGTTGAGTTAGAACCTGGAATAGACTCAAGCATAGCCATTTCTAAGTAGTCGTTAAAACGAGCTCTAGTGTCAGCTTCAGCTTTCAAGTACCATAAGTACCCAGAAGCTCCACCTTCAGATGCTACTTCAACCCAACCAATACGACCAGCATCAGATCCAGATACTTCGTAGTAATCTTTCATGATGATTGGCTTATTAGTAAATGTTTTGAAGCTTGGCTCATTAGCACCTCTTGTAGTATCACCAGCATAGTTATCAGCTTTCTTAAATTCAGAACCGATAACTAATAATGTAGCAGCGCTAGCTGTTTCAGAGTGTCCAGTTAAAACATCTTCGTCGTAAGCGTGTAAACCAATGTGTTGGTTTGTTACTACTCTTACTCTACATCTTGATACTTTACCTGGAGTAGAAAGTAAAACAAGGTCTCCTTTTCTAACACCGTGCTTAGCGATAGCAAAGCCGTCGCCAGATACATTACCATCAATATCAGATACAACAGTAAATTGTCCTTTACTAGAAGAACCACCTGCACCGTCACCATCTAAATCAATAGTACCAATATAAGATAAGTGTAGTCTTGATTGCTCAGACCATATAACTCTATCAGAGGTCATAGCCTCTTCAGCGCCTACTTGATTAAGGAAACCAGAAATTGTACGAGGTCCGAAGATCTCAGCTTCTTTTTCCATTAACTCAGGTAAGTACTGTTGTGCCCAGCCTTGTGTGTCTGAGCTTGTAAAATCAACATAATTTGTAGATAGTGTTTGTTGCTGTGAGCTAGGAACACTATTCAAATTAGTTCCTGCATTAATTGCCATAATTGTAAAATTTTAAGCGTTAAATAAATTATTTTCTATTCTTAATCTTAAACTTAAAATCGTTCGAGTTGTCACCTAACACTTTAAACTTCATACCACTTGAATTTGGCACACCGCTAAATTGTTGTCGCGGATCCATATTCACGTTTTTAGATTTAGCAACGCTCTCCTTGAGTGCGTCAGCTTTACCTTGCTCGTAAAAGTGTTGAGCAACAGCGTCTGCGTTCATAGCCGTAAATAACGACTTATGATAACCTTTAGCGTCTGACATTGAGTTATCTTCTGCCAAAAACTTTTTGACGAAGTTGTTAATGTCGCTTTGGGTTTCTTTAACATTGTCTACGTTCTTAACATTAAATCTAAACTTTTTATCTCCAATATTATATTCAAAACCTTTAAATTTATTATTGAATAATTGATTAGTCTTGTTTAAAAACGTTCTATGTTGCTTTTCAGCCACAGTTTTTTGTTCGCTCGATTCTTTGTTGTATCGATTAAAGAAATCAACAGCTTTTTGCTGCTCATCAGTGAGCTTGCTTCCAGCTTTGATTTCGTCGTAATATTTAGACTTTTGCCCGTCTAAGTAGGCTTTCGCTTCGGCAACTTGCTCTTTTAAAGCGATTTTCTTTTTTCTAATATCTCTTTCATCATCAACTTCTTCGTCGTATGAAAAAGTTTCGTCCATTAAAAACCTACGCTCTTCTTCTGTAAGATGAGGTTTAGTTAAACGATAATACTCTTCTAAGGCTAATGAGTTATCCATTTCTGAATAATCTTGATTTAGCCTTACATAATCTTCTAAATCACCGCCAGTTTCGTTCATAAAGTCAACTAACTTTTGAATATTCTCTGGTAACGGTTCGCCTGTAGCCTCAGCCTCAGCAATAGCTTCTTCAACTTCTTCAGCAACAGCTTCTACTTCTTCAGCTATTTCTTCTTCAGTTACTTCTTCAACTACAGGTTGTTCTTGTGCTTCGACTTCCGGCTGTACTTCTTCTTGTTCTTGTACGGGCTCGGTGTTTTCATCGCTTCCAACCACTCCTGTGTCGTCAGCTGTGTCATCTGCAACTTCTGTTGTTTCTTCTTGGGTTTCATTTTCAATTGGTTTACTTAAATCTACTTTAATAACACTTTCATCGCCAGCGCTATTAAATTTACTTTCATCAACTGTTTCTACAGTTTGTTCTTGTGTAGTTTCATCAACTACGTTTTCATTATTCTCTTCCATGATAAAATATTATATAATTAATTATTTAGGTTCAAACGCGCCTAAATCAAATCCACCTCCAAGTATATCATTACCTGAAGATTCAAAGTTTTTAGGTGGCTTACCTGATTTACGTTGATCTATAAGTTCACTTTGTTGTGAAGCTTGTATTTTAGTTCTTTTGTCTTTACGATCTTCTTTATTATCTTCTCTAGCTTTTAAATTAGCAGAGTCTATAGATCTTAACTGTAAATTATACTGAAACTCTTGTTCCATTAATTGAGCTTTTAACGCTGCATCGGCTTGCATTTTTTGAGCATCAAGCTGCGCTTGCATTTGAGCTAGTTGAGCTTCCGCTTGTTTTAAAGCTTGTTGTTTCTGTATTTCAAGCTGAGCTTGCGCTTGCTGAGCTTGCGTATTAGCTTGAGCTTGTGCTTGTATATTTTGCTGCTGCATCATTTGATCTCGCTTAAGTTTTTTACCTCTACGTATTTTAAGTAATTGATTAGCTAGCTTAATATTTTTAATATCTCTAAGATCTATAGCGTCTTCAAGATCTATTATTTTTTGTGCTAATGCTTGTTGTATATTATTTTCAAGTATAGCTTTTTCTTCTTCATCTGGCGCTAATTCTAAGAATATGCCAAAGTCATATAAATGAAGTTCTGACATTTCTTGCAACGTAGCTACATTATGTACGCCTATGCTTTGTATAAAAGCTTCTTTAGTTGGTGAGTACTCTATAATATCAGATATTCTAAGTGATAAGCACTCGCAAACTTCAGCTGTTAAAAATAAACCAGAATTTAATATATGTCTTGTAGCAGTATTACTATTAGCCGCAGCTATTTTTTGAACACCCACCAACGCTCTTTCGTCTGGCGTACTACCGTCACGTGCTTCATTTAAGCCGGTCACATCACGTATCATCTGCAAGTAGTAGTTGTAATTACCTATTAACGCTTGTATTTTGTTACCGCCACTACCACTAGTTATTTCTTGTATAGGCACTTTACCAGGATTCATATCGCCTTCTTGCGTAAACGATCTACCAATAACACTACCTGTTTGGAAGAACATGTTTAAAGCTTCTTGCGGATTATAATTAGTGCCATTACCTAAATCAACTTCAGCTAAACCATCGGCATCTAAATAAACGCCGTCTGGCACCATACGTGATAATACTTGTTGTAGCTTTAAATGTGTAAGCTGTATCATATCAGCAAAACCAGTAATACGCTTTACTAATGACTGTATTTTACCTTTGTACATATGAGGCGCTACAATACTATAGTTCATTTTTACTTTAGTAAAATTACTTTTAGGCCTCATCATGTTTTCAGACATCTCCCATTTAAGCAATTTACTAGTACCTAAAATTAAAGCGCCTTCGTATAACGTCTCTATAGCTCTTTCAAGTTTTGAAAAATTACCTTGTGCGTCTGCGGGTGGATCAAAGCCATCATCTTTTTGTATAGCTTTCATAGCACCGCTACCAGTTTCTTTAACTTTGTAAACTTCGTTCATGTATGTTTTATAATTAAAATATAAAACTTGAACTTTGTTTTTATCTGTGTCTTCGTATCTAGGCCCGCTATTATTATAATTTGATCTTTGCGTATAACCTGTTTGTTGTATTTCTTCTAAGTCGCTCTGTGTTAAATGCGGAAATTGTTTAGCAAGCTCGTTTATAGGTATTGTTTTAACTTCACCTACATAATATATATCGTCAAAGTAAGGCGACTCAGTGTAAGAGTATACTAAATCTGCAGGATCTACATAGTCCACTATAACGCCTTCAGATGTAGTAAAGTTTGTTTTTACAGCAGCAATACCTAAAACAGTTAAATCATTATATAATCTTTTTTTAATTAAATCATAATTATTACCTTCAAGCAATACATTAATAGCTTGCTCTTCTGCTATTTCAACAGCTTGCTTGTATGTTAGTTGCATATGCAGCTCTAACTCTTCTTGAGTTTCAGGAAGTTTTTCAGGATCGTTTTGGTAAAGATTAATACCAAATTCTTGAGCTGCAAAGTCGTTCATTTCTTTAGTAGCCATATCACCAAGCACACTTTCCATATACTCTGTTCTTTTAGCTACACCATAAGGATCTTGTGAATACGCTTTTACATCGTAAGCTCTTTCAGCTATGCCGTTAACAACTATATCTACAAACTTTGGTATAATAGGCACTGGTGTCCAATCAAGATTTAAATAGCTTAAGTCACCGTTTATTGAAAGCTCGTCTTTATACTTTTGAACTGATTGTTCACCTCTAGCATAAAGCCTTAATTGATGAAAATCATTAAAATTAGCTTCATATCTAGTGTGTCTTCTATCGTCGTAAAACCACTCTGTTTCTATTGCTTTAGCAACTTTTAAACCGTAGTCATAGCTAAGCTTTTCAGCATCACTAACTACTTGACTTGGAAAATAACTTTTTATAACAGACTCTGCCATATTTTATTTTATTATTGTAGATGTATATCCTTTATTATTGTATGTTGACATTTTTATATTTAGTTTTGGTTTTTGTCTATTGGGCACTGGTGTATAAAGATGTCTGTTGCAAGCCATTATAGCTAAACCTGAGCTTATAGTTGCATCAAACTTAGTTCTTTTATTTATATCAAATCTACCCCAATCATTTAGCGTTTCATTGAAATATATATTTCCGTAAACTCCATCGCCTTTATGACCAACGTGCTCTTGTATATACATTTCAATTGCAGCCGCATGAGCTTGTTTAATATCTTCACTAGAGTTTGGTATACCACCTATTTCTTTTTCAGCAACAGATAATTTATTCCAAACTTTATCAGGTCTGTTCATACTAAAACCTCTATAGCCTCTACGCTTTAAATAGTAAAGTAATCTTGGTTTATTGTTTTCTGCAAGTAGTGGCATACCATAAAATACTAACGCCATTAACACATCTTCAAAAAATATCTCTGCAGTTTGTGGTCTAGCTATATATTCTAAAAACATATGGTTTGGTGGTGCGTCTTCCATTGAAAACTTTGTTAATCCATGTAGTGAGCCTTTAGAACCTTTGCCACCAACAGTACCACTAATGTCGTAACTGTCACAACCAAAAGCTCCAATGTGTTCGTTACCAGGATATTTAACTCCATTTTTTGTTATTATTTTATTTTGCAGATTACTTGGCGGCACCCAACTTATTTTAAACCTACCTTGTGGGTTTGGATAAAATATTACACTACTGTCTTTAACTCCGTTTAACCATTGAAAACTACCAGTAGTTATAGCATTATCATTGCCAATGCCTTCGTTGTAATCTATTTGCTCGTATATCTTAACTAAATTAAATATACTATTTTTTGCTTCATCTCTAAAAGCATGTTCTTCAGTTCTAGGAAACTGACGATAAAATTCATTTAAACCGTCTTGATCTCCTTTTAATCCGTCAGCTTCGTTATTCCAGTGATCAATTATACCTACATCAATTAATTCACCGTCTGGTCCGTAAACATCATGATCTGGGTTATTAAATACAGGCTGTCCGTATTCGTCAATAAATCCTTCATAGTTCCATTCCATTGGGATAAACAAAGAATATAAACCAGACTTTGTTTGTCCATTACGGTTTCTGCTTGTAACGTCTGAATC